GTAAAGGCACAGCAACATTTGAAGGTAATGTAGGTTCTGAAGTATTTAAGAAAAGTAAGAATTATAAAAAATTAGGATTAAAAGAAATGGGAGAATTTATTAAGAAAAATCCTAAGAGATTTACCAAAGGTGTTGGAGGTGCGGCACTAGGTTTAACTGCTGCTGGTATTGGAGCTAAAGCTATATATGATAATCATAAAAAACAAGCAGAATTTGATGAAATAAATATAGAAAAAATAGCTTTTTATAAAGAAGATATTTATAATAGAGCTATGTTAAAATAATAAAAGAAAGAGGCGTATTAAATGGTTACTAGAAAATATTTAAAACAACTATCTCCAAGCGATGGCAGAGATTATAAACTGTTTAGAATTTTACCACAAATTTCAATTGTAAAACCTAAAAGATATAAAGTGCCTTATTTTGGAAAAGTCAAAGACCAAGGAGCCATAGGAAGTTGTGTTGCTCATTCTTGCTCAGAACTAAGAGAAACATTAGAATTTATTCAATATTTGATGGAAGAATACAAATACACTAGTTTACAAACAATCCTTATGGATTTATCAAACGGTATATTAGTTCCTACCGCTGATGATTTAACTCATTATCATGTATTTTCCGTTGGTTTTATATATGGAAATAGAGTAGTTCCATCTGGCGAAGATCCAGAGGGAATGATGCCAAGAGATGCATTGAAAGCACTCGTAAAAGATGGTGATGTTCATCAAATAGATTTCCCAGAGAATGATACTTACCCTGTTGTTCGTAAATTATTTCTTACTAGAGCGGCTGACTTAATGTCAAAAGCTACTGCTTATAGACCAACAGCTTTTGCAGGGTTGAGTACTGTTGATGAAATTCAAATAGCTTTGATGGTTTTAGGTCCTGTAACTATAGGTATTCCTGTATATCCTTCATTCGAAAATGTTGGAGCAGATGGAATAATTCCAATGCCTAATACGGATAAGGAGGAGCTACTTGGATATCATGAAATTACTATATTCGGCTGGGACGAAGTAGAAACTTCTCCTGCTATAAACACTTTTGATACTCTGAACCATTGGAGTGACGAATGGGGAGACCATGGTTGGTGCCATATGCCTTTTGCTTACTTTAGTTTAAAAGATGTTGAAATGTGGTCAACAACAGATACATTGTTACCTGATGTTAATCCAGTACCAACGCCACCAACAGTAAATAATTTCATAGTTGCTTTAAAAAAAACTTTCAAATCCTCATCAAGTGCTTCAAAATTCTTAAAGACTATTTCTTTAAAAGGAATTAATCTTACAGTAAAGCAAACTTCGAAAACAGTTTTTGTGATTGTATTTGGCGAATATCCAGATAAACAATCTGCAACTGCTCAAGTTGCAATCTTCGGAAAACTTGGTTATATCGTTTCTGTAAGAAAGGAATAATTCTTCTAAAGGCAAGTATTAAATACTTGCCTTTACTATTGTTGTTACGATGTATTATAATGTTAGTAGTAAAAAGGAGGAATGTTGTATGGGATTAGAGATAAATTACGACAAGATAGACCCTAGATTTAAAAAAACCGTAGAAGGCATTGAATCAAAACCTCATGTTAGATATATAAGATATTTACTGACTAAGAGGTACTCCCCAATAGTGGTTAAAAAAGAGTTACAAAGATTAGGATTATCTGCGCCTCATGAACCACAGTTAACAGCATATTATTTATCAGTAATTGATCCTGTAATAAAACATCAGAATGTTTCGATATTATATTCTAATTATAAAAGTAAACTTTTAAAAAAGAATAAGCGTGGAGAGTTTGCTAAAGATATACTTAATTACAGAATTAATATTTCTGATGATTTAGATATGCAGGTTAAATTTTGTAAAATGATAAGAGAATTAGATATTGATGATTTATGGATAAGTGAAATTTATAAGTTCCATGGTTCAGCAGGTAGTTTACCTATCGACGAAACCGGGGCAAGAATACTTGAAGCCTCATCAACCTATCGTAATGTTGATAAAGTTTTATTGAGTCCTAAAAGATACTTAGTAGATAAATTAATCCTTGAAAATGTTCCAGATACAAGGATTACCAAATATTGCAGAGAGAACTTAAAAATCAATATTCATGATTATGATATTGCTTCTTATAAGAGGGCTTTCTTCAATATCAAAACACAATCTATCGAAGATAGAATAAAATCCTTAGAAGTTGAAAAAAATTCTTTGGAATCACTATTAAAAGATATAGATGAACTCGAAGAATATGCCGACTTAGAGATTGGCGAAAAAATGCTACTTATGAAACAAACAGATCAACGACTTACTGAAACTAAAGAAAATATTAAAACAATGAATATGATGTATTCTGATTTTGCTTTTAAAGTAGCTACTAAAGACCAACAAGATTTTGAATCTATGTTTGCAGATGTAACTATGAGAGCATATGCTAGATTCACTCAACTTGATGGATATAAAGATAGGGATGTTGTTGATCCTTTATTTAAGACTGCAAGGATGATGAGTTTTGCACATGATAAGGTTGAAGCAATTAAACTTGTTAATGGAAGTACTAGTGGAAACAATGTTAGCGGAGATAGACATTCTCAAGGTGTCCTTATGGATTTGTACAAGAAGCGTCTTGATGAAATTGCTCAAGAACAAGTCGATAGAGCCAACGAATCAATTGCATCTATGGGTGGTGGACCAGAATCAAGTATTTCGTTAGATATAGATCCTAATGAAATAGCTGGTATAGAAGAATTAGGAATGAGTCTCGAACTAAGCGACAATAAAAAAGAAGAATAAAAAAGAATCGGATTGCTCCGATTCTTTTTTATTTAACTATAACCATAATATCTATATAATCCTCACATTGTACTCCCCTGACTTCTAAGTTCGAAACATTCATAGTATATGACATTGTTTGAAAATATGATAATACAAAGTTGGCCATTATAGAAGCAACATAATCTAGTGACTCATCATCAGCTTCTTTTAAAGCCGTAACATTATAAGTTGATGCTGTAGATGAATCTAAATAACTAAACATCTCTTTTTCTTCTAACTCTGGAATGATACCTTGTATTTGTTTCTGGTAATTTTCTAATTTGTCCGTAACTTTTTTTTGTTCATCTTCACTAAGATTTTTAGCTTCTGGTAAGTGCTCTGAGAATTTTCCGAATTCATCAAAAAATAACTTCTGTTCATCTGTAAATTTAGGTATTGAGACCATTGATGATTCACATTTATCTTTAAAATATAATCTTTCGCACAATATAGTATTGGGATCGTATTGGAATAATGAATCTCTAAATGCATGAAAAAAGAAGAATGTACTTATTCTATCAATTATATAAAACTCTTCATCTTGGTTTTTATACCACTTTAATCTTGAGCCTATATCTGTCTTTAGTGCTGTATAAGTATCGATAAAACTCTTTGTTAGTTTGTCATTTTTTGAAACTTCCTCAGGGGTAGTTTCTTCGGCAGTAGCTTCTTTAGTAACAACTACTTCTATTTTACTTTTTTTGCTCATTTACTAGAACCTCCTGTTTCGATAATTCGTGGCATATTAATAGTTCTTCAATAATTTTTCTTGTACTCCTGTCGATCCTCATATTGTCTTTATTTTTAGCATACCAATTGATTACATTGTCTTTTCCAGTAAAAGCTATCCCTGCTCCTATCCAATCAGCAACCATTTCTTTAATATACTTACGAGGCATCTTCAGTGTAACTACCATACCATCATCATCGTTTACAAGCATCCAATATTGCCAATGATGTTTGTTTCGATTCTGATGTTTGAGCCAGGCACGATCAAGTTCCGTATTTACTTCTTCCCTAGTAGGACCATTGTACCATAGTCTTGCATCTCCATGTATATTCTGTAAATCTTTTAATAACATGTAATCTCCATAAAAATATCTAGCATACGGTATAAATTCTGATGGTAAGAATTTGCTCGAGTCGTGCAATAAACCTCTTATTGGTATTCCTAGTTTACAACACTCTTTAAATACAAACCACTTGTGTCTCATTAAAGATTTGAAATATTTAAAATACATACTATAACCCCCTTTAATATCTATATATATTATATATAAATATTTTATATATAGCAACACTTGATTTTATATATTTACCTATGGTATTATATATTTATAAACATCATTATATATAAGAGAGGTGTGAATATAAATGAATAAAAAGAAGCCAATAATGATAGAAATTTCGGAAGAACAGCATAAGAACTTGGTAAACTACGCAATTGCCAATGGTTCGAATAAAACAGATGTAATTAGATATTTATGTGATGCTCTTAAAGATTTAGATTTCAAAGATACGAATATTATTATTCACGATAATAATAATATAAAAATGATTAGTATAGTCAAAACATTAAAAAATGACAAGCAAGGATTAATGTTAGTTGATAGTAAAGAAAGAGAAGATATTAAAAATATAGAATCAGTTATTATTTATGAAGCTGGAAAACCATTAGTTACGAGTTGTACAATAAAAAGAGAAGAAACTAATTTACCTGGAGGTGGAATGAAATGGTTAAAAGAATAAAAAAGTTCTTTAAAGACTTAAATGAAAATTTTAGACGTATTGAATTAAAAATAAATCTTGTATTGAGTATGTGCAGGGAGATAAAAGTTTTAAATGAAAGTAATACTCATCAACGCGAACAATATTATTTTGAAACTGAGGACTATACAAATAGTCAAAAATGGATGAAATCTATGACTGATAGTGTAGGTAAAACCATTCTCGTTTTCTGTGTAGAACTTTCTGATAATAAAACTAATATTAATATAAAAAATATAGGGTTATGTATGGGCTATGGCATTAATGTAAATAATGTATTTAAAGAGGATGGAGTATTAGAAACTATCGTTAAAAAATATGTTATTATAAAAAATAAATCATCAGAAGATATGCAACAAATAATTCTTGAGAAAAATGATATTGTAAAGAATCAAGCGGACTATATTAGTATAGGTAAGTAAATTGAAAGAGTAACCTTGATTGTGTTATTATTTATATAGAAAAACAATCAAGGAAGGTGGAATATATATGAGCAATAACAAAGTATCTTTAAAAGATAGGTTTGTTTCTAAGATGAAAAATGATTCAGCAGATGAAGCTCTTCAAAAGGGTGGTATAGCATTAGGAACATTATACGGTATGAAATCTCGCCATATGGGATTTGCTAAAGCATTAACAACTACAGGTCTTATAGGTGGGGGTGCAGGAAGTCTAATTGGAAGTACAGTAGTGCCATCGATGAGATTAAAAAAGATGCACGAAAAAGAACTTGGAACTGAACCTGATAAAAAGGATTATGCTAAAGTTATAGCCGCTAATGCAATTCCTTCAGGTGCCGCTTTTGGAGCACTGGCTAAGAACCATGATAAATTAGAACATGAAGCTACTAAAGCTGTAAATTTTGGAAAAGGCTTAGCTCATGGAAAAATTAATGTTGGCGGTATTGCAGACAAAGCTAAAAATCTCGCCGGTAAAGTTAATCCCGAAGGTATTAAAAATGTACTTAAAAATAGTAATCCCAAGAAACTCGCAGTAGGCGCTGGTCTTTTAGCCGCTTCTGCTGCTATGGAAGTTCCTAATTTACTTGTTAATCCAGAGAGTATAATTAATAAAAAGAAACAAGATCAGATGAGTAAATCAGCTATTGAAATAGTTGAAGAAGCTTATGAAAAATGGTAAAAATATAGGAGGGCATAAGCCCTCTTTTTATTATGCTGCTATTAAATCTTCTAATGCTCTAATTTTTGCTTTTGCAAGTGCTCTTAGTCTTTCTATATCATCTAATACTATTCCATCTCTAACTGCTCTTAAATCTCTTCTTTTTGTTGCTTCTGCTTTCGCATTATCTTCCTCTAATTCCTTTTTTAAATTCTCAATCATCTCGTCAATTTGATTAATCTTTTCAATTAGTTTTGCCATTTTAATATTCCTTCTTTCTCTTTTTTTTATTTCTTATACCATAAACTTACACATAATAAACATAAAAATTGCCTTCCTTAAGCGATATCTGCTATAATCATATTGTAAAAACTTTAACAAGAAAGAAGTGATAAACTTGGATGAAGATGAAGAAGAAAAAAAAGAAGAAAGATTAAAAGTACTTCCTTCTGTGTTTGCAGAAAGTACTTATTTACTTGATGGTAAACCATTTCGTTTATCTGATAGGCATTATCTTAAAGCAATTTATGATGCTGACATAGAAGAAGGAATGATTATGAGTGGTAGACAAGTAGAAAAATCAACTACTGTTTCTACTCATATGGCTAACTATACATTGTTAATACCTTATTTTAAAGGACTGTATTTTTCTCCGCTTAATGAACAGGTAAAAGTTTTTTCTAAAGAAAGAATAGGTAAATTATATGAATATAGTCAACAAGATGTTGTAAAAAAAGAGTATCAAGACAGAACTTCTTCAGATGCAGTATTTTACAAGGATTTTAAAAATGGCTCTGTAAACTACTTTAGACATTGTTATGAAATGGGAGATAATATTAGAGGACTAACCGTTAATGGTTTATTCGGTGATGAAATTCAAGATGTTCATATAGATGCTATACCAGTAGTAAAAGAAACTCAGTCCCATGCGCTCGATGCAGGAGCTAGAATGAAGGTTACGTGGTTTACAGGAACCCCAAAGACTTTCGGAAATACAATACAACAGTATTGGGATAGATCATCACAGAACGAATGGATAGTAAAATGTCCTCATTGTAATACTTATCAAATACTAGGGGTAAAAAATCTTTCACCTACAGCTTTCTTATGTAGAAAATGTAGAATGGATTTACCAAAACAAAGTATTATTAACGGTATGTGGTATGCACTTCAATCGGGTAAAAGATTAAATGGATTTAGAATATCTCAATTAATGGTTCCTTGGATTAGGGCCGAAGATATTTGGGATAAATATACCACTTATTCCTTAGATAAGTTTCATAATGAAGTGTTAGGAAGAAGTTATGAAAATGCAGATAAACCATTTACTCCACTAATACTTGCAGAGATAAGCAATAATAATTTCAGGTTATATCCTAGAGCAGAAAGAGAATTTGCCAATACGAGAAACTTTATGGGCATAGATTGGGGTACAGGAGAAAAGTCATTTACTGTAGTTACCATAGGTTCATATAATAGAGATGGCATCTTTCAAATTATATATATTAAGAGATATGAAACTGGAGATGAATTAGATCCTGATTGGCAAGTAAGAGATATTGCTAATCTAATGTCGTTATATAAAATAGCTTATTGTATAGCCGATTGGGGTTTTGGATTTGTTCAATATAAAAAACTACAATCAATATTTGGAGCTACAAGAATAGCTGCTTGTTATTATTCATTCAATCAAAGACAAGAAAGAAAGTATGATTTAAATCAGCAGAGATGGATAGTAAATAGAACCAAAACAATGCAGAATTATATTACTGCAGTTTATAATAAACAAGTTGCTTGGCCAGGAGCAGATAAACAAAAATTCGTATGGCTATATGACCATCACTTAGCCGAAATGGCAGAGTATAGAAAATCACAAAATGGAAGGTCTGAGGATTTACTTTATAATCATCCCGAAGGTCAACCTGATGATGGATTACATTCATGCGTGTATTGTTTTCTTGCAAGTCAAATATATCAGAAGTCTGCTGTAGGAGGAGTTCAATTTTCTAGTGCTTACGGTAGAAATATATAAAAAGAATTAGAGGGCATATGCCCTCTTTATCTTTTTAATTCAAGCATTTCTTTATCTGTTACTATTATAATTTTCCTTTTAATTATCATTTTAGACATTCTGTTTACTCCAATTATTTTTGTCATACCTATTACTGTTTTTACATCTCTTGGTCCTCTTTCTTTTGATATTTTTATAATCTCTTTAGTTTTATCTAAGTATTTTTTTACTGATTTTATAATTTTCATTATATTTCTCCTCTTTATCTTTTTATTATATATTCACTTGTATTATTTTGTGACTTAAAGAAATCTCTTGTCGTGATTTCAATCTTTATTTGTCTATGTGGGTTTACCTCTAATGATAATAACTCTGCCATTACATCTGCTATTTCTGGAATCTCTATAATTTTATTATTGATTTCATCTATCAATTCTTCTCTTTGTTCCTCTGTTTTCTTACTTGTAAGTAACTCTTTTATTTTAGTTGCTAATACGTTCATTGTCTTGTCCCCCTTATATTATATTTTTTATTTTACCAATATTTTTAATTGTCCCTACTAACTTAAATGCACTCTCTACACCCTTTGTAATCGATTCTCTAACTGCTGGTTCTACGAAAACTTTCATTGCTTTCTTCGCTACTATTACTGTTGCTAATCCTGCTGCTCCATTAATTACTCCTACTGCCAAATTTACAATTGCCTTTACTACTGTTTTATTCATTTTTATTCCTTCTTTCTTTATTTCTTTTATAACTTATACGAGAAAGCTATAAACTTCGAAAATCACCTTATTTAACTATCCTTGTTTTTTTGTCTATTAAACAATATAATTATAGTAGATAAAATGGAGGTGATACTATGCCATCTTTACTTGAAGCATTGTCTGATGGAAGTTTCGATATGTTAACAAAGCATGACATGAGTACTGGGTTTTCGCAGAAGCTTAGATTATATAAAGATGTAATCATAAGCGAGTATCTTAAGTTTAATATCGATTTAAACAGAGCTATAGCTAAGATAGCGGAAAAGGATAATTTGAACGATGAGCAAATTCAAAGGATAGTTGAGGAAGTCAATAATCAAGTATATTTAATTAAATATAATAAGATGAAAGATTCCCCTGACAGAGATGTTGAATTTGACTTAGCATCAGTTCAAAAGATTAAAGATATCATTGGTAGCGGTGACGCAAAGAAATCTGCTTATAATGATACAAAAGAAGCTAGTGATTCTACAGTTATTATGGAGAAGAAAGCTAGTTGGGAAGATGAAGAGGGCGATAAATTAAATGCCTGGAATTCTAACGCTTATCAGTTCTCTAGCTTATCTACG